ATCAGAACTGAAGTTACTTAGACTCCCAAATGAAGGCATTGAACCTACAGGACTAGAATTAGAACTAGCATCAGAACTGAAGTTACTTAGACTCCCAAATGAAGGCATTGAACCTACAGGACTAGAATTAGAACTAACACTTAATGCTGGCATAATATCAATAGGAGTATTCTTATCAGGCTGTTTAGTCATGAATGCTTCTTTAGCTCCAAATGATGAAGCCGGAGTGAACACAGGGCTAGGTTCCTTCGTAGGATAGAAGGTATGATTACCAATACTCATGGCACCTACACCCTCAGTTATAGCCTCATCAGCCCAATATGGAGTAATATTATTAGTATGAAATTGTAAGCTTCCATATGTATTATCAGGCATAGTATTATTAAATACGCTTTGTACGATCTTCAATGCTTCTTTATATTCAGGACTTCCTACAGGGAATGTAGCTGCCGGATTATTTCCACCTTCACTAACAGCATTCCATGCAGAGAATTGCTTCTTCTGAGTAGCTACATCTTTAGGATCAGGAGGGTATGCACCACTAAGGGCACGATTCTTAATGACATTAGCAACAGCTAACATACCTTCAACACCCTCACCAGATGCTTCACCTAGAACTGTCTGTACAAGAATACGTTCTCTTTCCTTATCATTAAGAGAGTAAGGACCAGTCATATCCTTTGTACTTTCTTCAGTATTAGGAGCATATGCACTAGCCTGTGAAGATGTATTAGTACTACCACCAAAGGCGTCATCAATATCCCCTACAGCATCCACTTTAGTAGTAGGTGCAGCGGCCATAAGGTCATCTTGCATATTGGTATTTGTGTTATTCACAAATGATGATGGATTAACAGCACTAGATGGTAGACTAGTAGGAGTAGTATGCGTAGGTTCCCAAGGAATTACTAATCCATCAGCAGCGGTAAGAGGTGGCTTAGCTACAGGAGGTGTAGGTGTAGGGAAACCTTGATTAGAGTATGATTTATTTAGAGACTCTAATACAGAAGCAAGTCTAGGATTAACATAAGACACTTCTTCTTGTATAGAAGTTTGACCTTTAGCAATAGCTTGCATTACATTAGGATCATTAAGTTCTTGTTCTACAGCAGGTTTGGTTACTCGTCTAAACCCTACTACATTATTAGCTCCATAAGTTGAAATACTTACAGAATTATTTTGGTTTCCTCCTAGTACTTGATATGTTCCATCAGGATTAATACTAGAAACAATACCAACATGTCCATCCCAAGTAGCATTAGTTGCAGGTCTATCCAGTACTATAATGTCTCCAACCTGTACATCACCATTTCCTACAGATTCACCTACATCTAGGAAAGACTTAGCAACAGGGCTACCCGAACCTTCTATACCTGATTCAAATAGAACACCATTTAACCATGCCGCGCACCATGCAGTTTTGTTAGGGTCTAATGCTCCACCAGTAGAAGGATCAGAAATACCAGCTTTAGTAAAAAATGCACTTAATGCTTGGGCTTGTTCTGGATTAGCTTCATCATACCCTAACCATGCTTTAGCGACTTCAAGAGGATCATTAGTTTTCTTAGCCGCAGCTACAGCAGCTTGAACATTAGGAGCATTTTGTTGATCTATAATCCCCTGAGTTTTAGTTGCAGGAATAGGAGTTTGGCTATATGTGCTACCAGATGATTGTGTAGAGATAGGCGGCGGCAGTAATCTACCAACAAAGTCTGCAACCTGTTGAACACTATTAACACTATTACCAAATGTTTCTGCTAGATTACCAATGTTACCAAATATTTCTGCTAGATTAGAATTAATTGAAACAGGAACACTATCCAGACTTTCTTTAAGCGGACCACGAGCAACACCTGGAGCTACAGCTAATGTAGCAGCTTCAAATATATTTAGTGGCTTTCCAGATGCCTCTCCCATAATTTTAGCAAAGTTACCAACTTCCTGATCACTCATGCCATCCACAATCTTTAACATTGTTTCTTTTGGATTAACACTTGCTAAGGCTACGTCAATAGCTTCACCAATACTACGAATTCCGTCACTAACATTAGGAACACTAACACCATTAGATGTATTACCTGTAGATACTAGTTGGCTACCTACAGTACTATCATAAGACTTACCTGTTGAAGTACCTTCTACTACATTAGGGCTTATAGACCCGTGAGTTGTGGGTATAGCTTCATCAGTAGCGCCAGTCTTGAATTCTTGAACTTTGTTATAATCCGACTTACTAAGAAATCCTACTGGATCAGCAGTAGTTAATCCTAGGGCTTCAGCAACAGTACCTTTAACATTTAATGGTATGTCTCTCTTTAGATCACTGGCAGTATGAAATGCAGCTTTAAGGTCTTCAATAATATTACCTGAACCCTTAGATACATTAGGATTTTCATACCATTCTTTCCAGTAGTTACTATTATCAGAAGATGAACCACCTCCACCACCAGAAGACGAATCAGAATCAGTATTTGTACTACCTTCAGATGGAGTATCAGCACCAACAGGAGGATTAACTCCTTGATCTATAACTGTATAGCCCTCTAAACTAGATAGCTCTGCTCCTGTTTCAGCATCGAAGAATGCTACTCGTAACCCTATACCATTGGAATTACGTACTACTCTACGATATGCTTTTTTTAGTGCTTCTGGCATTTATTATCCTATTTTTTAACGCTATATTCAGACGCTAGTACTTCGTCTCTTAGAGACTTAAACCTTCTTAGTTCTCTTATCTGTCCCTGAATAATAGTTGCATCCCTTCCTTCTGATGTTTCTAGTATCTTATGAAGGGATGCAATTCTATAATCAACATACTCTAATACTATGTTAAAATAGTCTACATTATTAACTAATGGTAACAGCTTTTCACCGTCTTGTTTATTCATTTATACTTTCTTTGCATACGCTGATAAAGAAGTAGTACCGGCACTTGATATAGCTGCTCTTACATAACCAGAAGGGAGAGCAAATGCTACTCCACCATCAGTAGTTAAAGCATATGTAGAACCAAAACCAATCCAAGTACTATTATCAGCAGACCATTCTAGTGCAGCCGTAGCACCATCCCATGTGCCATTTACGAAGAAGATACCATTACCTCCGGTCCAAGCTTTACCAGCACCCGTTGTGTCACCATCTTCTAGTAGCTCAATAGTAGCCTCATTTGATCCGCCAGACACGCTTGATACGATAAGTCTACCACTAGCATCAACTTGAAGGTCTGCCCATTGATCATTAGCTACAGTAGGTGGAGTTGTATTATGTTTTGCACGAATATTAGCCATTTTATTTTCCTTTTTGCTATTCCGATTTATCCAACCGGAGAATTTATATTACTTTTATGAAACCTGTACAGCTAGAATCTTATAGTATGTACCAGTTGAGTCTTTAATCATTAGTGTATGTGTTCCAGAAGCTTGAGCATCTTCTGCTGCTGCGTTGTCTAGAGTTAGATCACCAGTAAGTACTAGATCATCTACTGATAAACTATCTAGGTCATCCTTATGGACAACGCTATCTAAAATATCTAAGATTAGTTGTGGCTTAACACCATCGACAGTAGACTTATTGCTATCTCCATAACGAAGTCTTGATTGTAGTTCAGTTAAAGTTCTTTCAGTCATTTATTTTCCTTTATGCGTTTGCATTACCGGCAGCATTACTACCGCCATTATCTCCACCACCACTACCAGAGAAACCAGCAGCACCGGGTTCAGGGGCAGCACCGGGAGCTATATTACCCCCGCCATTGCCTGTAGGATCAGAAGGATTAGGGGTACTCATATTGCCCTGTCCACCTTGTCCTTGTTGTTGTGGTTGTATACCCATAGCATCATTCATCTTTTTTAATAGATGAGCTTGGATAGCTGCTTCTCTAGGATCATTAACAACCTTATCTTCTTCAAGATCAAGAGTAATAGCAAGCTCACGAAGTAGATAGTCTCTCTTAACAAACGGCGCATCCATAGGAGTAGCTGTAAGTTGTAAGAACTGTAGAAGCTTTTGGCTTCTTACTTCATTACGCATTAGGCTTTCAGTACCCTTTGCAATGATAGCTAGATCACCAATAGTATCCTTATCATAGTTGAATTGCATATTAAACGCAAACGAATCTTTACCTAGAGGTAGAAGAATATAATCATCAACATTACGAACTACTGCTTTAATATTCAAACTAGCAGCACCCATAAGCATACTCATACCGGCAGCAGTACGGCCCATACCTTGAACACCAGTACCACCATGAGCATATGACGGCATACCAGTTGATTCGTCTGTTAGTTGTCTTGCCTTCTCATACACTTGAAGAAGTTCATTTGTAACAGTAGGGAACTTTACTCCATGAACTGACTGTCCAACTTGACCACCTTGTCTTCTGAAAATCTTACCGGGATAAATACGCATATCTTGACCGGGAACTAGATTAGTTTCGTCAATATCAAATACTAGGCTTGCTGATAGTGCGAGATTATCAATAGCCATACGCATAGTGCCGTTCATAAGCATCTGTGTATCAACCATATTCTCAGCAACACCAATACCAAAGAATGAATATGGATTCATTTCATATGGGCAAGCATGATACGGAATTCTTGTAGGAGTAAACGGATTAAGAACTAATCTAATAGTTTGTCCATTACATACCCATACATTAACTTGGAACTCTTCAGAATCTTCTAACTCTTCAGGAATTTCAATCTCTGTATCTTCAAAGATAGTTCTGTCCATAACTCCCCAATATTCTAGAACTTCATAACTCTCATTTGATACCATTGACTCATTGTCATCTAGAATTGACTCCCATGTTTCAGGTGAGTAATTAGGACCACGATCAATAGCAGCATCAATACTTGAATTTCTAAAATGAGGTCTACGCTTTAATTCTCTAAGCTTAGATTTACTCATCTTATGACGTTCTACAACATATTCAGCTTCAGCCATATTCTTAGCTTCTGCATCAGGGTAGAAATTCCAAATACTACATGAAGAAATCTTGGGTACTCTCTTTTTAATTGGAGTGTACTTACCTTCCTCATCCCATTTAGGATAATCTTTATTAGTTACGAATGGACCTTTAATAACACCATGTCCAAATAGAGATAATTCAAAAGCCATGAATCTTAAATGTGTACTGGCTTCTGATTCTTCTAATTGATCATGGATTTGCTTTTCCATTTTCCTAGCAGCAATACGCACAGGTTCCCACGTAGCCGATGACGGGGTTAGCCCTACGCCCTCTTTGAGACTGTCTGTAATGCGCGAGAGAGTCTTGCGTAGTGACCCTAGCTGTGGACGGGCCATAGACGCTCTAGGGGCTTCCTCTTTGTCCCCTGTCTGGTCTTTAGGATCAAACATAACGTTGTCTGGCGTGTCGCCAATACTAACAGGAGTAGGTTCTACACCAATAGGGAATTTCCCACCAGCAAATAGCACATCTACTACTTGAGCATATGCAGCTAGAACTTTAGTCTTAGTAACCTTAATGAAAGCTCTAGACTTCTCTTCTTCACTGAATTGAACTTCAGGACTATAGCGACCACGATAATTACGATAGGCTTCTAGCCAACGATGTTCATCAGGTTCTCTTCTAGTTCGTGATCTATTGAATCGTTCATTAACGTATTCTACAATCTGATCCAGACGATATACGTTTTCTTCAGGATTTTTTTCTTCTTCTAAAGATATAGAATGATCCTCAGTAGAAGGAACAGATGTTTCTGCCCCCTCTTGATTATCCGCTCCTGAAGTTTTGTCTGTTATAAATGCCATTTAGTATCCCATTGTTGGGTCTGATGGACGGTAGGTTTGTCCAAAATCCATTCCACCAAAGTCAAAAGGTGAGAGTGCTCTAGGTCGAGTCATTATACCATACCTTAAAGCATCATACGTATGATCGCTTAAATACCTATCGTCAATATCTTCTTTTCCATCAGGATGAGAAGGCAACATAGGAAGGTCAGTAATTAGTTGTCTGCATGTATTGAATATCTTTATTCCGGGCTCATTAATTATTTCGTTGTAGTCATTAGTTCCTACGTCTCTCACACGTAATAGTTCATGAAGTCGATTCTTTCCATTAGTCCTAGAACCAGCACCACGATCAGAAGGACGCCATCTACAACCTCTAGCAATCATTTCTTCAGCAATAGAAGGTCCAGTTTGACCTCTTTGATGCCATACAGAACTATCCATAACTCCATACTGCATGTGTTCACCAGCTTCTAGCTCAAGAATCATATCAGCTAGTTGAGCGCCAGTCTTTCTAGTAACATACAACTCTCTATATAATATCAGAGTTTCATACACCGGGTCAATAGCAAACCACAAAACAGCAGCATTACTTGAATAACCATAGTCACAACTTCTAAATCGTTTCCATGATGATGGAATAGTGAAAGGCTCTATAACATGTACAGATTGTTTAAATTCACTAAATGCCGCACCTTCAACCATATTCCAGTCACCTTCAAGAAGTTGTTTTCTCTGAGCTTCAGGTAGGGATAGTAGCGAGGCTTCATATCTTCCATCAGCATATAGATATGGATTATCACTTAGCTTAGCAGGTATGAAACGTCTTTGAAATAGTGGCGCATTAGGATGAATAGGATGATCAGGAGGATATCTTAGTATATTACCAGTATCAGTATCAGTCGCATAAAATGCTTCTCCCCAAGGAGCAGGATCAATAAACATTTTCTTAATCCATGTGCCCCCAACACCACCGGGGTTAGCTGTAGCTCTTTGACTAAGAGGAATGTTTGAATCAGTAGAACGTAGTCTAGAACGCATATAGTTCCAAGTGTAGGGGCTTGCCCAATGTCCTAGTTCATCAAATCCAATCCAAGTAAAAGCCTGTCCCTGATATCTCTCAACGTCTTCATCACGATCAAGATACGTCATCCATAGTTGTGCGCCACTAGGGAATACCCATGATGACGTTTGTTCTTTCCACTTTGCACCGGGAAAGGCTCTAGGATATATTAGACGAGACTTTTGTTTTAGTTCTCTAAGTTCGTCATTTGTCTTTCTGAATAGGATAGCATTACAACTAGGACTATTGAAATATCTCATAGGGTCAGCTAACATAGCGTAGGATTTACCTCCACCAGCAGCGCCACCATATAGTACTTCTTGTTCAGGTGCAGCTAGGAAATCAGTTTGAGGACCACTATTAGGTTTGAATACTACATCAAGATCACTATCATCTTTAGGTTCAGCAGGGATAGAATACTCAGATGCTTTAACTTGATCATCAGCAGTAGTAATAGCCTCTTCAAGATTCTTAGTACGAATGGATAAAGAACGCTTAGCACCAGATACCTTATCTTTAAGCTTCTTTAACTGTTGTTCTTCTTTCGTTCTTGAAACACGTCTATTCTTACTTTTTTCTTTTAGTAAGGCTGCCCGTTCATTACCGGCAATACCTTTTCTATGCTTCTCCCAAATCACTTTGATACCCTGGTGAGATATAGGCTTACCACCAATTGCAGGAGAGCGATCAGAATACCAATCAGCTACAGATCGAAAGGAATTACCCTGATCTACAAAATCCATAGCCTCTTCTAGAAGTTCAATTACTCTAAGATCAGGGACGAATACTTTTGTATTTTTATCGTCTTTTGTATAACCATGCGGCGTTCTAGCTGTTAGGTTTATTCGTGGAATATTATCCCATGTGTCTTTTGGAGTAAATTTAGGCAAACTGTATTCCTTTTAAGTATACCAAATGATAACAGATATTTAGCTACTTGTAAAGTAAGACAAACAAAAAAAAATCCCCAAGGCCAATTAAGACCAAGGGGATATAAGTTTAGTGACAACGGTTTATTTATAGATTCTCTAGAAACGTCCTAAATAAAGGCTTATTGTCCTTCATAAGAGTTGTTAATCCAGTTGATAATCTAGATACAACTTCTTCTTCTGTATCCTTTTCCTTAATTCTAAATAGCGCGTATAATGCATGTAACATTTCATGGATAATAGTATCTACATTATCTGACTCATGATGATGACGTACCCATTCTATCTTATTTAGTATTTCATAATGGTTTCCATATGACTCCATATCAATAATGGCTGAAGGTTCTGTTCGTTCTACAAGATCATATGTCTTATGAAGTATTTTAATGTGTTTTGGGTATGTTACTTTAGTCAATAAATTATAACTCCATTTGGTGCTAAGAGTAGGATTCGAACCTACAGCGCGTAATGCTTCAAACTACCGTTCTACCATTGGAACTATCTTAGCTAATATTCTTTTAACCATGACGACCAGCAAGATTAGAACCAAATACTAATATATGAGTAATCATTATGTGACCCTTATATCCTTACTACGAATATACTCATCTTCATTTAGATGTATTACAACCATAGTTGAAGCTATAGCTGCTGATAGGCTATCTGCATTTACTTTAATATACCTATCGAATTTATGTGTGCTATATAAATAGATTGGAATTGTATATGTATTCATATAGTCTATCTTTCATTTGGAGCCGGAACAAGGAATCGAACCCTGATCAACTGATTACAAAACAGTGGTAATAGGCCATTATACTACACCGGCAAAATTGGATCGGGGAGTAGGGGTCGAACCTACGCTTAGAGGGTCAAGGCCTCTTTGTCTACCATTAACACCCCCGATTAAGTCTCTGATACTATCCTATTAATTATATATACAAAACCAAGTATGACAGTAGAAAAGAATAGAAGAAATCCTAAGTTAGCGAATACATATATACCAAATGTCATTGATGTACTAAAGAAAACAAAACTGAATATTCCTGATATTATTGTCAATGATGTTATATTCTTAGAAAGCCATGTTCCAAAATCTGGAAGATCAGGTAACTTACTATTCATTTCTACTCCTATATTTGGTAGTCACACTACGATTCGAACGTAGATCGAGGTTCTTATGAGGAACCGGCATTAACCATTATGCTATGTGACTTTCTTTTAATAAAGAATATGATTTCTAATATGCATTCCGTATCTATGCAATGAATTGTATATGTCCTTGGCATCTTTTTCAGAATCGAATACTAGTCTAGTAATATCATAGTCAATAATAGGTATACCTTCTATCTCACCAGCATTATCCCAATATCCATCTAAATTATCATTAGATAAAGCCTACACCACCTCTAGACACTACAGTATCTTTTTCTCTTAATTCATCTATTTACTTCCATTCATAATTTGGTTGATCCTGAGAATTTCGAAATCTCGACTTTCAGTATGTAACACTGACACTCTGCCTCTGAGTTAAGGATCAATGGTGGAATCGGTGAGAATCGAACTCACTACAGTATGCTTGCAAAGCACTCTCGCTACCCTTAGTACATGCGACCCCATTTGTTTGGCGGTTAGGGTAGGATTCGAACCCACGGAACATTACGTTCGTCTGCTTTCAAAACAGGTGCCTTAAGCCAGACTCGGCCACCTAACCATTATTATCTTACTTGGCATAGGGTGTAGGATTCGAACCCACATCATACGGGATTGGAAGCCGGTATTTTGCCATTAAACTAACCCTACAGATTATTGGAGTCTAGCGTAGATTATCGCATCTACATTCAGATGGGGGAACGTTTCTTTTCCCTTCTAGTACCTATACCAAACTAGACATATATGGTAGTTGTGATACGTCTACGGTCCATCCTAGGCCTACATACATATTTAGAGTATTTTCTAAATCATAAGCATTTGAGTGATGTATTACCATATACTTCATAGTTAATATTACCTTATGTATGGCGGATCATACGGGACTCGAACCCGTTTCACAGACTAGACAGGTGAGTGTAATACCTATATACTAATGATCCAGTAGTACCTTTCGTCTCTTTAATTATTCAAATGATTATTCTAATTAATTTTCTTCATAGCCATAGGAATTCCACCTTCAACTTTACTACGTTCAATTCTATCGTAGTTCGTACCCCAAGTCAATGATGAATTCAAAGCCTGTTCGTCTTTTGAAGGCAAATCCCATTCATTAAATTTACCTTTATACAAATCATAAGCCTTAATGGTCTGCATGATATCTACTTTCTAATTGGTGTTCCTGATAGGACTCGAACCTACAAAGCTACGGCTTCTAAGACCGCATAGTATACCAATTCCTAACTAAGCCACAGGAACGTTAATTTGGTGTCTAACCGGGGACTCGAACCCCGAAAGCTACCGGGCTTAAACCGGCATAGTGTGCCCATTCCTAATTAAGCCAGTTAGACGATTGTTTGTTTATACATCAAAAGTAATAATTACTTCTCTTTTGTTTGGCTGACTCTGTAGGCATCGAACCTACCTAAATACTGCTTAACAGGCAGTCGCGTACACCTTGTTCGCCTAGAGCCATTATAGTTCTTTCCATTCCACTTCTGAATATACCACTTTAGCATCCACACCGTGTTTTTTAAGATTAGTTACAATACTTTTTGGTCCAGTAAGAGAAATGTATATTTTTTCTTTTCCATCACTACGTTGTTCATACCATCGTCTAGATACAGAACCTTTTCTAATTTCACCGTTTATAACAACTGTGTATACTTTAGCAAGCATTATGCACCTTAAATTTGGAGTGCCGGGTGGGATTCGAACCCACGTCTTATGGTTTAAAAGACCAACGCTAAACCTCTCAGCTACCGGCGCATTAATTTAGACTACTTCCCATTCTACTTCAGATTGAACGGTTTCATATTCTTCATTAGAAATATGATTTTGAGCATTTCTAGCCGCTCTTGCATCATTCAATCTATAATAAAAAGGATTAGAAGTGTTATATTTAGTAACTAATCTTTTAGTTTCTTTATTTCTAACTGCATATACTAACATAGTGTATACCCAAATTTGGAAGACCAACCGAGATTCGAACTCGGACAACACGACTTAAGAGGACGTTGCTCTACCATTTGAAGCTATTGGTCTATTGTGTATTACGTATCTTACGATTATCAAAAATCTCTTTTAGCTTATTAAGCTTTTGTTCATCGGTATCAAGAACCCATTTATCTTGACCATCATATGCGTCTCTCTTAGACGGATCAAATACTGCCCAGATATCATAGAACGTATTATTGTATGCTCTGATAGCACTTTCCATAGAGTTACCATGCTGTTGTACTCTTTCAATAGTAGCCTTAAGACCACTAAAATCACTAGTCTCAACCATTGTTCTCATGGAATCTAACTCATCACATAGAACCTTATTCAATTCCAGAACTAGAGTAACTTTAGCCATTAAACAAATTCCTGCTTGTAAGATACAATAGTACCGCGTACAGTTTTATTAACAGTCTTGGCATCTTGGTATCTTGTGTATACCTTAACCCCATGCTTCTTAGGCTTATATAAACCACCCGATTTCTTCTTAATAGCGTATAGTGTCATTACTTGCTCCATTTATATTAAAAAGTGCTATGCGACGGACTCCCATCGAGTTACTACCGTTCACAATCATATAGCTTTCCTAAATCCATAAGTCGATGGCCATCGTTTAGTTCTACTATATAATAGGCATAGCACATTATAATATAAAGGTATAGTTTGTAGGTAAGTGTTTATCCACCATTTACCAGACTACTAGCTGTCTACGACCTACAAACATTGTCATAAGCTAAAGGTACTTGTCGTCTTCTATTGCATTTATGAGATACAAATAGTAGGGTCGGTTCTCAATAGCTTACTATCTTTAATGTGTATACAGTGGGCCGGGCATTTTAATTCGTATATTAACCACACTAAAGAATTATTATTATACATCAAACTTAGTTATATATCAACCCCTATTAGCTAAATTCTTCTTCATATCCAACGAGATACTTGATAATGGACTCAGAAAATCCATCAATCTCATTCCAAGGACCATAACCAACACCATTCTTATACGCAGCAACGTTAATGATGTAGTTACGCTTACCTAGCAACAGAGCCTTATGAGGGGCATTGTCACCATGTCCAGTGTCTTGACCGTCTGTAATGACCACGACACGCTCAATCGGCCCCGATGTATGCACCTTAGCGAACTTGGTTGCCGGTGTCAAGGTAATTCCGTCGTAGCCAGCCCCCGAATTCTTGATAGCGTCACGAAGGGCTACACCACGAAGATTCTTAATCTTAACAGTACGATTACCATTCGCATAGATATCAATATCTTCAGAGACTTCTCTTAGGATAATAGCAAGAGAACTTGCAGCATCTTCACGAGACATATCCGATCTATCAGATAGTGAAGATTGCATTGAACCTGATACATCAACAATTAGAACAGTCTTACCTTTAAGCTTAGGAGCTTGTTCAAGTGATCCAAGAAGTGCTTCCTCTAGATCACCAGTATAGGTAGGAGCGGCCTTTGCAGCAGCAAGATACCTAAAGGGCAACACATACTTAGACCCTTTACGTTCACGAATAGCTTCTCTAACAAGCTTACGATCTACACCAGCAATCTCCATATTACAAAGATTACGTAGCAGAGCCATATAGCCTAGCTTACCTTCTGAAATAAGACGTTCAAAAGTTTCCTTCTTATCAGCACCACCAGATAGGTTAGTTTCCCAAGTATCAGGTGTAGCAAGTTCACCATTAATCAGCTTATCAAACAGAGTTGCTTGAAATGCATCCTTTGGCTTAGCATGGCTAAGGAATAGAACATCACGAAGCTTTACGTCACCATCACGATTATACTTAGCAAGCTGATATTCATCAAACTTATTGAAAGCAGAAGCAAAGCCCTTCTTAAGTTGAGCAGAGAAATCCTTGTTAGGATTAAACTTCCAATATAATGCTGCTAGTTCAGTAATTTCATCTGGTCTAGTAATAGTGGTAGCAATAGTAGAAGCTACTCCTGTACCGCCGCGCTTAATAAGATCAAGAAGCAGGAGTAGTGGAACATGACGTAGGCCATGAACAGTACGGGCTTCAATAGCCAGATCAGAAACTACTTCAGGCTTTACCTTACTAGCCAAATCAACGATACGCGCAGCATTATCTACACCATCTTCATAGAAGTTATTTTCCCAAAGGAGATTAGCTAGTACTGATCTACGCAAACGTTGAACATCAGTAATACCACGTACTGTAGCACCTTCATGAGTGTATTCAATAGGAAGCTTTGATTTCTTATTAATTGAAACCATTCGACATAATCCTTTTTAATAGCAGAATTAGTGATTTAAGTTTGCGTCATTAGTAGTACATAACCTAGGTTAAAGTAGCATTAATGAAGCAAAAACCACCAACTTTTCTATGTACTCTGCTTAATACACGAATAGTTAGTGGTTTGTAGTTAACTACTAGGAACAGTCGAATATAGATTTGATGCATCATTGCAAATCACGTTCAGTGATTATAGATATTGAGTCTATCGAAGTATCTATACTCTACGCCATAGTCAGATTTGTATACACAAGGAACAAACGAAAATAGAAATTTTAGCGCTCTATCCATCTGAGCTATAATCATTTCATAGAAATGAAAAATGGGACTCGAACCCATGACCTCTCGATTAAAAGTCGAAGTAACTATATTCTACGCCATTGCATATTTTGACTGAGTACCCTAGTAACGAACATTGCTTTCAGATTTAGTTTTCCACCAACTAGAATGGTATACCTACTCAAAGATACTTTTTACGTCTGTACTCAGTTTTGGAGCGGATTAAGAGAATCGAACTCTTGTTAGTAGTTTGGAAAACTTCTGTCTTACCATTAGAAACCCGCGTTTATTTAGTCAGGTGGAACAAATAATTAAATTTGCTAGGTCAACTGTTCTCACAACCAGCTTTCAGCACTAATACCTTGAATTGCCGTTTCTCACCACCTATTTCCAAGGATTATCCTTGTCAGTGAATTCAATATCTTTATGAAACCCTACAGTAACAACTGGAATTGCATAAAACGCATATTTAAACATAATAGAGATTGAGTTACCGATATAACTTACATACTCAATAATCTTATTCTTCATACTGCACCTTTATCTGGACCGGCCTACGAGACTCGAACTCGCATCTAAGTGGGTGAAGGCCACTCGCTCTAGTCCTATTTAAGCTAAAGCCGGATTAATTTGGAAGCCTATGAGGGATTCGAACCCCCGCCGTTAACGTTCGTAGCGTTATACTCTGTCCACTGAGTTAATAGGCTAAAGCTAGGATCAATCGATTATAGTGTTGCATCTATGCTTAAAAGAAGTAACTATAATCTACGCCATAGATAGTATTGGTGATCTTGGTAGGACTCGAACCCACAGCCTAAAGGGTAGAAACCTTTTGCTCTATTCCATTGAGCTACAAGACCATTAAGCTTTTTCTTTAAGTACACAGTCAGTAATAATAGTAACATACTCAACAGTAGGAAGAACGTTTAACCTATATTCTTCACATTGTTCTTTACTCGGAAATGCTAGAACTTGTCCAGCAGCTACTACACCGTGATCAGTAAATCCAAACGATTGTAGCGCTAAAGTTGTTAGCATAATTGTTAGAGTATACATTATTCTTCCTTTTAAAATTGGTCTGCGTGGGAGGATTCGAACCTACGACCTCAAGCTTCCAAGGCCCGCGCTCTGCCGAACTGAGCTACACACAGATAAGTAGTAATTTAAATTAGTAGGATCAATCGAATATAGTGGTTTGTTTCTAGAAAAAAGAAGTAACTATAATCTACGCCATACTAAACTGGTAGCAGGTGTGAGAATCGAACTCACGGCTTCTGTTAATGAGACAGACGTTTTACCATTACACTAACCCGCATCAATTGTATTTTTTTTGTATTCTCGTTTTTAATGTCAACGCAATTTCATTTAATGTTTTACCACTCTCTAACATAAAAGTCAACTCTTCTGGCTCAAATATCTTTAAATGATCAGCCATAGCTAAATATCTAATGAACGCTCCTGAATAGTTATTCTCCGGTAAGTGGTATGATTTATCTTTAGCCAACTAAAAATCCGATAATAAGGAATGGTAGTACTAATGGCCAGAATAGAGATATACTTATTAGTACAAGCCAATCCGCAAGAGTTAATGGTCCTAGATGTACACCTCTAGAGGTGTAGGCTAGTCCCCCAATTGTAATACCAGCCCAAACATACAATCCTATATATAGTAACAACATTAAACTACATATGCCGGTTGAGAACTAAACTTATTTATTCGCGGGGATGCAACCATTATATTAAATACAAAGTGAGGTGATCCGCGTCTTCTAAGTCGTTCCCAACCGACAAGATGGATAATGCCATATCCCGGTGAGCGTGTCAACAAGAAAATTCGATTACCCGTCGATTGTCTTGATTTTTGGCTCGGAATCGGTCGAAATGGAGATAGTGACCTTCTCTTTTGGTGGTAGGAATACAATTGACCCTTGCGGGAGCTTCATAGCATCATCATTTTTCTTGATAATACCAATACGATCTAGTACGCTTTCAGCAGCTTTCAATTTATTAGCTGCCCCTACAGTACTAGGATTGCTAATTATATCAACAATACCTGTAGCAGCCTTTGGACCATGTAGAGATAAATAGGAATTCGTTCTTTCAAGAATCTGTTCTTGTAATGGCCCTACAACTTCTTTAATTGCTGTGTTTTCAGAATATCCAGCAGCCGTCATAGCCTTACGAATATCTCCTGCTACAGTTGGATCAAATAGAACCTCAAGAAAATTCTCTTGAAGGATAGATAGGTCCTTTTTAGTTGCTGGTAGATTAGTCATTTGTAATTACATGCTCAATGATGTCATATTCTACTTTAGTTAGCATGTCTTTTGCGTTTTCCATATCGGAGATTACGCTAGACGATACTGACTCTAAGTCTCTTAACTTTTTAGTCAGCAGTAATTCTTGTTCTGGTATTTTAATATGTAATTTAATGATAGTCATCTTTATGTAATGTTCCAATTGCACTGTAAACTGTTTTCATCATATCAGCATAGTCAGTTGCTTTTTGTGAAGCGTGGAATCCTACACCCTGTTCTATAGATGTTATGTGGGTAAATAGAATTCTTAAACTATCATCAATAGCTTTATTGTAGCTCTTTGTTTGGCTTCTTCGTTTCGCCATTAAACTCTTTCATGTATCTATACGTGTCTAGAGGGGTAGGTGTCTTATGAGTAGCCTCTATAACATTCCTGTCATGTTTATAGAAATAAGGATAGAAATCAGAATACCCTTTAAATATGACGTGACTTGCTCGTGCTGGCGTTATTAGCTTTTCTTCTACCAATAAGTCACGAACTTCATCTAGGTCTAACCTGATACCTGTTCGCTGTTCTATTGCTGCTCTAATGTAGTGTATATTCAAATTAATGTACTTTCAAAATAATTGGGCACTTAGGCTTCCAATTTCTTGATTATACTATAGATATTCCCTCTTTGTCAATATAAAAATAAAACAGGATAATGACAGTAGGATTTAGGTGATCAACTGTCAATTGTATGTAATGGGATTGGGTACTTCCCTATACATGTCAATAAAAGTGTCTTCATGTATTTCTGAACCATCACTCAGAATATAGTACATTTCATCATCATGAATATCACGATAACGGCCAACTACGACCACAGTGACATACTCGTTCTTGATCTTATATACGTTTTTCATTTAGTATTCCTTTATGTTTCATGGAGTCATATACGTTACTACTACTGCAATACGCAAACTTCTACCATTTTCAATGTTCCTTTCTTGGATTCAAAATATTCTTTATTTTTGGGATTGACAAAATTCAAATATGGGGTATAATAAGAATGTCCTTTGGCAGTTCCTATATATATAGATACACTATACACCATGTAATGACAAACATATGTCCCCCTATAATTACCCTTTTAACTCGATACCTGTCCCCTATAATTACCCTTTTAACTCGATACCTGTCCCCTATTATGGGGTAATATAGTAACAATAATATAATACAATGTATGGTATTATATTAATTACTATCCATTATAAGATATTAAGGTATAATA